CAGCAAAAGCCTCATCGGGGGCCCAAACCATACCCGCTTCAAACAACGGAGACACTGCATGCACTCTGGACACCTTATCGTTACCTTTACTCGGTGTAAAGTTTACCACCGGTATGCCCATGTTCCGTAATTCGTGGGTCAAAGGCATACCAGAAGCCTTCGCTTCTATGATAACTGTCTCTGGGTCCCAATAATTATACTGATCCAGCGCCAACTCCTTTAGCTCTGGGAAGTCCCAGCGTCCTTTCTTGCTATCGAGCAGTATTAGAGCCGGTGGTCCGCCCTCTTCTTCTGGATAAAACACGCCCCATGTCGTTATCGCACTATAATCAGCTGTTTCTCGTTTAGAAAACGCCGTATCGTAGCTCTGGATAACGTATTGTAGGTTAGGAACTGCTGTTTTTTCCCATTTTTGCCACCATTCACGTTTAATTATCGCATTTTCTTCACCCGTGGGCCGTTGTTGGTACTGTGCGTTCCATTTACTGGGCGGTATTGACGCTTTCACAGCTGTTAAATCGTCCAAACTCCAATATTCTGGCCAACAGGGCTGCCCACTATCAAAAATAGCAGGTAATTCTACTATCTCCCACTGGTCTGCAAGCTTATCTTTAGCCATAGAACGCATCAACTGCCCAGTTAAATCCTTTTCGGACCACCTAGTCTGCACTAAAACAATACTGCCACCCGGCTGGAGCCTCTGTCGGGGGCCCCCAGTGTACCAATCCCACGCATCTTCAAAGCCATTGTTACTCATTGCGGTCTGTTCCGAGTGCGGATCGTCGATTATAACAAGATCACCACCTCGACCAGCTAAGTTCGATCCAACACCGACAGCATAATACATGCCGCCCCTGTTCGTGTCCCATCTTCCAGATGCTTTACTGTCAGCTGCTAACTTTACATCAGGGAAAACTTCACGAAACTCTTCTGTGTCCAAAAGGTTTTTGACCTTACGACCAAAATTCACCGCTAGTTCTGTCGTGTGTGTCGCCTGAATGATCTTCATGTTTGGGTTTCTTCCCATCATCCACGCCGGAAACAAAAAGGATGCGAACTCTGATTTAGTATGACGAGGTGCCATGTTGATGATTAGACGTTTCAGTTCTCCACGCGCCACCCGTTCTAACTTCTCAGCTATGATCTCGTGGTGCCTGCCCTGTATGAAGCTCGGCCAGATGGTTTTGACAAATGATAAAAACTGTTTTTGACAAGTTTCATTCTTCTCT